ATAAGAAGCTACACAGAAGTTAGTTCTACAGTGCTATCAGATAGTGTTTTAGAAAACATTATTTTAAATGCACAATATAGAATTTTTAGAGATATTCCTATAGATGCAGATAGAAAAACATCTACAGGTAATTTTACAGCAGGAACAGGAACTGTGACTGTACCAGCAGGAGCAGTATTTATTAGAGCGGTGCAGGTTTACACTGCAACTGGATCTACTTATACTGGTGCTAATACTTATTTAGAAAAAAAAGATTTAACATTTTTAGAAGAATACATTTCAGCAACTACATCTACTGGAACACCTAAATATTATGCCATGTTAGATACAGGAGCAACTGGAGAAAGCTCATCAAACTCTGGATCTATAATTGTGTCACCAACACCAAGTGATACATTTGCATACAAAATTCATTACAACGCAGTTCCGGCATTATTAGAAAATAATGATACTAATTATATTAGTATGAATTTTTCAAATGGTCTGCTATATTGTTGTCTATCAGAAGCGTATGCTTTTTTGAAAGGACCCGCTGATATGTTACAACTTTACGAAGCAAAATATAAAGAAGCAGTGCAAACATTTGCTTCAGAACAAATTGGTAGAAGAAGAAGGGATGATTATGCAGATGGTACAGTTAGAATACCTATGCAGAACATACCTCAATAGGATTAAATTATGGCATCATCATTTTCAGATCTTGGTATAGAACTAATGGCAACCGGCGAGAATGCCGGTACATGGGGAACAAAAACTAATACTAACTTACAAATTGTAGAAAAAGCAATTGGTGGTTATGTAGAAAAAGCAGTAACTAGTGGTGGTACAACACAGTTAACAATTACAGATGGAGATACAACAGAATCTACATCAGTAGCACGTCATGCCGTTATAAAATTAACAGGCACAATATCTGGTAACTCTATTGTAACTGTGCCAGATTCTATAGAAAAAGTTTATATTGTAACTAATGGTACATCTGGTGCGTATACAGTTCAATTTAAAACAGCATCAGGAACAGGTATAACTTTTGGTGTATCAGAAAAAACTACAAGACTTGTTTATTCAGATGGAACTAATATTGTTGATGCAGGGTTTAGTGGTGCATCTGACATGGAAGGTAGAGAATTAATTTTAGATGCTGATGGTGATACAAGTATTACAGCAGATACAGATGATCAAATAGATATTAAAATTGCTGGTGCAGATGATTTTCAATTTACAGCAAATACTTTTACTGCACAATCTGGTAGTGGTATTGTTGTGCCAGAAGGTGGTCTTACTTTTGGAAGCACAGCAATAACTTCAACTGCAGCAGAACTAAATTTATTAGATGGAGTTTCTGGATTAGTACAAGCAGATTTAACAAAACTTGCTGCACTTGATGCAACAGCGGCAGAATTAAATATAGTTGATGGTGGAACATCAGCTACATCCACAACAGTTGCAGATGCAGATAGGGTTGTACTAAATGATAATGGTACAATGGTACAAGTTGCAGTTACAGATTTAGCGGCATACTTTGATGATGAGATTACAACAATGCCAAATCTTACATCGGTTGGTACACTTACAACTTTAACAGTTGATAATGTAATTATTAATGGTTCTAATATTGGACACACAAGTGACACAGATTTATTAACGGTCGCTAGTGGTATAGTAACAGTTGCAGGAGAAATATCAGTAACAACATTAGATATTGGTGGGACTAATGTTACATCAACTGCAGCAGAATTAAATTTATTAGATGGAGTATCAGGATTAGTACAAGCAGATTTTACTAAACTTGCAGCTGTTGATTCAACTGCAGCAGAATTAAATATAATTGATGGAGGCACTTCAGCTACTTCAACAACAGTTGTTGATGCTGATAGAGTTGTATTAAATGATAATGGCACGATGGTTCAAGTCGCTGTTACAGATTTAGCTGCATACTTTGATGATGAAATTACAGCGATGCCTAATCTTGTTACAACTGCTGCAACAACTGTTGGAGCATTAGACTCAGGATCAATTACTTCAGGTTTTGGTAGTATTGATACCGGTTCCTCTACAATTACAACAACAGGATTAATTAGCGGTGGATCATTAGATATAGATGATGTTTTAATTAATGGATCAACAATCGGTCATACTGATGATACAGATTTAATTACACTTGCTAATGGAATAGCTACAGTTGCAGGAGAAATTTCTGTAACAACATTAGATATTGGTGGAACTAATGTAACATCAACAGCAGCAGAGTTAAATATATTAGACGGTGTAACAGCAACTGCTACAGAAATTAATTTAATAGATGGTAATACTTCAACAGGAACAACTGCTGTTGCAGATGCAGATGGAATTATTACAAATGATGGTGGTACAATGAGATTGACAACTGCCGCTACATTTAAAACATATTTTCAAAGTGGTATATCTTCAGCAGCTGATGATATTTCAGCTGGTGATGCAGCAGTTAATATAACGACTACTTCTGGAAATATTACTATTGATGCAGCTGCTAATGACACTGATATTATATTTAAAGGTACTGATAATAGTTCTGATATCACTATGCTTACTCTTGATGGTAGTGATGCTGGTACAGCTATATTTAATCATGATATTAAATTACCTGATAGCGGAGCATTACGTCTTGGAGATGATGGAGATGCTGAACTTTATCATGATGGTAGTCAAACTGTTGTTAGAGAAGCTAGTTCTGGAAATTTAGTTCTTGCTGGTAATGATGTTAATATAACTAATGGTGCAATGAATGAAACACACATTGATTGTAATAACAATGGTTCTGTAGACTTATATCATGACAACAGTAAAAAATTTGAAACAACATCTAGTGGTGTAACTGTTACAGGTGCACTTACTACAGATGCAGGCGGTATTAGTTTAGCTGCATTAGATATAGATGGTGGCACAGATATAGGAGAAGCTATCGTAGATGCAGATTTATTTATAGTAGATAATGGAGCAGGAGGCACTAATAGAAAAGTTGCTGCTTCAAGATTAATAACATATGTTGATGCAAACTCTAGTGCTGCATCAGTAGGAAAAGCTATTGCAATGGCAATCGTATTCGGATAAAAAGGAGATAATATGGCAACACCAAATATAGTAAACGTAGCAACTATTAATGCTAAAAACGCAACCGCCTTACTAGATGGCACATCTAGAACAGAAGCAGTTGATGTTCCTGCAGATAAAGTTGCAAAAATAAATACAATTCTCGTGGCAAACGTGGATGGTACAAATGCTGCTGATATAACAATTGAAGTTAGTGTAGACAATGGATCTAACTATGTCAAACTTGCTAATACAATATCGGTACCAGCAGATGCAACCTTAAGTTTCTTAGAGAACCCTATTTATTTAGATGAAACAGATTTGTTATATTTTACAGCTTCAGCTGCAAATGATCTAACTTATTTTGTATCTTATGAAGAACTAGACGACGCTTAGGAGGGTTAAATTATGGCGGGCAGAAATGGCGGTATAATTGGACCTGTAAATATTACATCAAACGGTGAAAATAAAGTATCCACTTTTACGTCAAATGGAAATGTTTGTATTCAAGCAAACACTAGAGTTGTTCGTGTTAAAATTTTAGCAGGAGGATCTGGTGGTAATGCAGGAAATGTTTCTAATGGTGGCGGTGGAGGTGGAGCTGGTGGTTTAATATGTCAAGAAGTCATTGTATGTGGTTCTAAACAATACGCTATGGTTGTTGGCGCTGGGGGTTCTGGTGGTACTCACCCAACAAGTCCAGGAACTGGACCAGGTGCTTATGGAGCAGCAGGATCTAATTCAACAGGTTTTTGTTTAACAGCAACTGGAGCACCAACTCACTCTACTCAAGCACCTAATGTAAGAGCAGCAGGTCCATCAGGTGCACCTCAATCAAATGCTGGAGGTAACTCTGGATCACCAAGAGGTGGAGGAGGTGGTGGTGGCGTTGGAGCAGTTGGTGCATGTTCTCCAGGAAATAGTGTTGGTGGTGCTGGCGGTGCTGGTACTACAAGTCCAGTTGATTCTACTTTACATGGTGGTGGAGGTGGTGGAGGTGGCTGGGAAGCTAGTTCTGGTCAAGGCGCTGGAGCTGGAGGTCCAGGCGGTGGTGGCGCTGGAGGAACAGGAACAAATAATTCAGGATCAAATGCATGTACTAACACTGGTGGTGGTGGTGGAGGTGGAGCTGGAGATTGTGGAGTTAGTAATACTGTATCAGGTGGTGGTAATGGTGGATCTGGTAGAGTTGTCGTAAAAGAATTAAGAAAAGCATCCGGTGTTTGGAATCTTCATGATCACTTTGATAGCATAAGTCAAAACACTTGGGTTTCAACAAATGTATCAATAGATTATTTAGTAGTTGCTGGTGGTGGAGCAGGAGCATCAAGTCCAGGAGTTGTTGGTGGAGGTGGTGCAGGAGGTTATCGTGCATCAGGATATGGTCCAAGCCCATTACAAGGGTCAGCATTAGAATTAAGTTTAGGATGTTATTCAATTACAGTTGGAGGTGGTGGAGCATCTTCTGCGCAAGGAGGGTGTACAGGTGCAAATAGAGGAAATAATTCAGTTTTTTCAACCATAACATCTACAGGTGGTGGAGGTGGTGCAGGTGGTGCTAGTCCAGGTTGTCAAGGTATTTTTCCAACAATGCCAGGGGGTTCTGGTGGAGGAGGATCAAATGGTTCTCCAGGACCAAATGGAGGATTAGGAAATACACCTCCTGTTGATCCACCTCAAGGTAATGCTGGAGGTAATGGTGGAGGACCAAGTCCTAATGGAGCTGGTGGTGGAGGTGGTGCTACTGCATCAGGCACACCTGCTAATCCAAGTTCATGTGGATCAGGAAATGGTGGTGCAGGAGCACCTAATGCAATTTTAGGACCTTCTACTACTTATGCTGGTGGTGGCGGTGGAGGAGGATTTAGAAGCCCAGGACCAAATGGTTCAGGAGGATCTGGTGGTGGAGGTGCTGGAGGTAATCCAGGACCAAGTCCGTCTTCAGGTGGAACAGCAGGAGTATCAGGAACTGCCAATACTGGAGGTGGCGGTGGTGGAGGATCTGGATCAGGTCCAAACGATGGTGGAGCAGGTGGTTCAGGAATTGTAATTGTTAGAGTTCCTAGTGGATTTAGTTTAGCTGGAAGCCCTAGTTGCGCAAGAACATTATCAACACATCCAGGTGGTGATAAAATAGCTAAATTTACAGCATCAGGGACATTGACAATTGGACATGCGTAAAATATAAATTAATTTTAAGGAGAAAATAATATGGCACATTTTGCAGAATTAGAATCAAAAACAGATCCAACGGGTTTTACATCCGATACACATCTTGTTGTAAAAAGAGTAGTAGTTGTAGGAAATGATATACCAGCTAATGGTGGAACATTAGGAGATAATGATATGCATGCTGATGGTGAAACGTGGTGTGTAAATTTTTTTGGTGGTGGCACATGGAAACAAACTTCTTACAATGATAATTTTAGAAAAAAATATGCAGGTATAGGACATGTATACAACGCATCAAAAAATAAATTTTTAGCACCTCAACCTTATGCTTCATGGTCACTTGATTCAAGTGACGATTGGCAAGCACCAATAACTTATCCATCAGTAGTTGATGATGGCGAAGATACACCTTCATGGTTTTATGAAATTAAATGGAATGAAACTAAATATAACGCTGACAACAATAAAGGTTGGGAAGCAACTAAATCAAACGATAACGCAGAAAATCCAACAGTTTACGATTGGAACGGATCAGCTTGGGTATCCGGATAGGAGACTCAAATGGCTAGACAAAACGGCGGATTAATTGGCAAAAGAAATATAACTTCTTTTGGAAAAAATACTCAAACTGTTCATACATCATCTGGAACAAAAACTTTTCAACCAGCTACAAGAAGTATTAAAACTTTAATAGTTGCTGGCGGTGCATCTGGTGGAAGTGACCAAGGTGGAGGTGGAGGTGCAGGTGGTTTAAGAATTATAAATTCTATTGATTTATCTACAAACTCAGCACCTATTACAATTGGTGCAGGTGGAACAGCAAAAGCATCTGGAAATAATTCAAGTGTTGGAGGTTTATGTGGTACAGTTTTATCAACTGGTGGAGGAGCACAAGGAACACCAGGTGGATCTGGTGGTGGAGCTTATGGAAATCCAGGTCCAGTTAAGGGTTGTGGTAATGCAGGTGGTTTTTCACCACCAGAAGGTAATAACGGTGGTACAGGTTCTATTATTCAAGGATGTAGTCAAGCATCTGGAGGTGGAGGTGGCTCTGGTGCTGTAGGTGGTAACTCTGGTGGAACAAGTAATGCAAAAAGTGGTGGAGCAGGTGGTGCTGGCACAGATACTAGTCCACATTTTCCAGGAGCACCCAATTGCGGTGTTTACGCTGGAGGAGGTGGAGGTGGTGCTGGTGGACCAGGAACTTCTGGAGGAGCTGCAGGTCCTGGAGGAGGTTCTGCAGGAACAATAAATTCTAAC